CAATGAATGCTGCTTCGTCGATGAATAGAAGATTAATAGAGTAACCACGAATTGCATCAGAAGAAGTTGCTGCAGCTATAACACGTGAGTTATTTTCCAGAACAAATGAACCTTTGTTCCATTCAATAATACCCTGTTGTAACCATTTAGGAAGATGTTGATATGCAAGTTGTATACGACCAAGAATTTCTCTAGCAGTATCGCCTTTATTGGCAAGAAGAGCAACAGTCTTATCAGGATTAAATATGATATACCAAAGAATAAAACCGCATGTTGTTGTTGACTTACCTGCCTGACGAGCAGTTGCAATGACCGTGTATCTATTCTCGGCCATTGATGTAATCATCTCTTTTTGATAACTATAAAGATTAAAGTTTATAAGACCTTCATTTATACTAATAATCTTCATATACTTTTCAATAAAATATACGGGATCTTTAGCACATCTTACATATTCTTGGATAAGGTCTTGAGACCATTCTATTTCTACTGATCGGCGTTTTAGGTTAGAATTACCTTTATATCCACCTTCAATTATGACTTCTTCAGTCATTATTTCTCATATCCTGAATTACTTTTTGAAGTTCTGCTGTTGAACCAACAAACAAATTATTATGATTTACAGTAGTATTATTGATTGGTTTTTCAATATCTTTAATTTCTCTAATACTTTTTTGTATCGCAAGAAGATCCTTATTTGCATCTAATAAATTTTTCATTAGAATTGCAACAACTTCATATGCTCTTGCTTGTTGTGATTGATCTGCAATCTGCATAAGCTTATCTAGGGCTTCAGATCCTGTATCAATTATATTATGAATATTTGATCTAGCAATAGAAAAATCTTCCTTTGCAGTGTCATCATTTGCTTCTTTTTCTAATCTTTTGATAACATTAGTATTTTCTGCAGGAGTTATTGGTGTTATTCCTAAAGCATTTGCAATTGGGTCATTATTTGCTGTGTACATTTTACTCTCACTCTGTTATAATGGTATCTATGGACACACAATATCCAAAATCATCATCTGCTTCAATGACTGATAATGCTACTGACTCTGCCACATTTGATGTGGGTGTTCCATTTGCAGTCAATCCTGGTCTTACTCCTACCCTCTCAGATACGTTAGTAATCCCTACTCCGTTTTGTAATTGACCATCTTCAACATTTGGTATATAAAAGTTTGTATTTGCAAACTTGATAATACCTGATTTCTTTATTGGTCCGTAGATATAACCTTTTAGTGTAAAATCAAGAGTCCAAATAAGAGCTCTTCTTTGATCAAAATCACCTTCATAGGTATCTTCAATATTTACTGATTCTAATACAACAGGTATGTCCATATTAATTCCCATTTCTGGAATTAATTGTACTGTTGTTGTCCAATCTGGTGTAAAAAATGGAAGTATTTGTTCTACTATTTTAGTTCCATCTTCAGCGTTCTTTACGTAAATATAAAGCCTAAATGATACATTATAAGGAACTGGATTATACTGGTATTTTAATCTGCTTGTGGAGTCTGCATCTTTTACTACAGTTCTACCAATAGTATTTAACTTTCTACTCGTATCATATTTCATGTCTGTCATTTCAAATGACATACGAGGTAATGTAATAGCAGCTTGTCTATCTATATTAGGATCTGCATCAACTCTAGCAAGAACCTTTTCTTTTGGTGCGTATGCTAAAGGAACTTTTAGTAAAGCTACTGTAGTATTATTTGCATCTGTTCTAGTAATATGTATATCGTTAAATAATGTTCCGAATAACGTTACATATTTTCTAATAGTACTAAAATAAAAAGTATGACCAAACATTAATATGTTCCGTTCTCAGAAAATGGATCTTTTTCTGTAAAGTCCAAGAAATCATCTGTTTCTTTTTGAATAAAGATATTGTCTGCTAAACTATCAATTTCTTCCATTACAAAGTTTTCCATAACAATTATATCACCATTTTCATCAGTGATCATTTCACCATCTTCATTTAGTAAAGCCCAATCAAATACATTTAGTGAAAGATTCTTTTGTATAGAATCAATTTCTGGTATACCTGTGTTAAATCTTTCGCTAGAGTATTCAAATAGTTCACATGTAAGTTCCCATGTTTGTAGAGCACCAAGTTGATAGAACATCTCAAACTGGTTAACAAACATTATTTTAAATACTTTATTATTCAATGGAAAATAGATTAGATCACCTTCATTAGGTCTAATCAATGCGCTATCTGTACCAACTTCTTCATAAAATACTCTTTGCGCAATAGAGAATATAACTTGATCTCTTAACTCTAGACCAAATTTAGACATAAAGTTTCCATCGCCAGTAAAACCGTCAACAGACTTAATGTATAACTCTACCGGATAAGCTCTATTATATTCTGATATATCATCAGCGCCATAGATCTCGTCTTTATTTTTAATAACTCTTGGAACATAATACATGTCTTGTCCATAAATCTTTATGGACTCAATGATAAGGTTCTCAATGAGAAGCTGTTCTTGACTATTTTTAAAATTATTAAAATAAAAATTTGTAGCCATTCTTAACCTTTTAATTCGCCTCTAGAGATTAAGATTTTTTTATTTTTTTGATGTTGTTCTTGCACCAAATCTTTATTTTCACCTTGATAAGCTACTGCATAATTATTTTCTATTAACCATTGATTAACATTAGTTCCATCATCTAATATGAATTCACCAAGAATTCTACCAAACTTATCATCATTATTATCTGATTTTAAAGTTCTAATCTTACACCATTTTGAAGAACTAAGTTTTTCTGTTAATTTCTTTTTTGATAAAAGACCTCTTGATTTTTCTTCAGAATTTGTAGTTCTAGATTCTGGTGTATCAACACCTGCCATTCTAACTCTTTGATTAGCTAATACTATATTAAAACCTAGATCTAAGTCTATATCAACAGTATCACCATCTAAAACTTTATTGATTTTGCATGAATATTCATACATATTTTATCCGATCATATCTGTTACTGGCAGACTATAGCTGCTGATCATTTCTTTTTCCAATGCTTTAATCTCTTCATCTGCTTCATCATATATTTTTTGACCATTGAATTTAATACCACCGGGTAAAGTCATTCCTTCAAACTTTTTCATGTTTGTTCCCCACTGTCTTTTTATAAGAGCGGTAGCATATTGGGCCAACCAACGATCACCCCAAACATCTGTGTAAGTATTAGGATCTACTACTTGGTACGCTTCAACAATTAAATAATGATTGTCTTCAAGTTTATTCCAATCCATATCAACATATAGTTTATCTGTATGTCTGTTATATCTAATAGGTTGTTTTCCAACTAATAGATATTCTAGCATCTGTATATGTTGAAGTGCCATATAATATGGTACCATAGATACTGATGTTAATGTATAAAGATCATTAAGTGCAATCTGATATCTGATATTAAACATATTATTAGTATTTAAAGCATCACCTATATCAAATATATTGACAGCACCAATAATATTTTCAGGAAGAGTAATATACTTATTTAACTTATCTTGGGCAGTTACCTGATGTTTATAGTATACTTTTTCAGCACCATCAAAATGATAGTCCCAATAATATTTTAAAGCTTGATCTATACGGTCTTCAGCCTGATCGTCGTCGACATTTATCTCTAAAACAGGCTTGCCTAGTGTACGGAGACAATATTCTTTAAATTCTGATCTTGTTGATGGTACTGCCATTTTAAACTCCAGATGCTTTTAAGTATTTATAAATAAGGCAGAGTGATACTTTTACAATGGAGATCTTATGAAAATCCTCAATTATATTAAGTCTAATTTCCCTAAACTTACCAATAAGAACTTTAAGAAGTATCTTACCCAGGAATGGGTGGATGATAATTTTATGTTCCAGGTAGATGTTACTAAGTATGAGACTTTAACTGATTTTTGTGAAAAAATGCATGAGTTGTACCTTTCCAAGTACTTCTCAGGTGTCTGGAAATCAAAGCATACTTACCCGGAATCTGGCAAATATCTAATTAAATTTGCAAACTCTAAAAATCCTAAGTCAGTTTTGGATGTAGGTTGTGGTGATAACTATTATAAAGACAAGATTAAGAACCTAAAAGGTTTGGATCCTTATCACCAGGCAGCAGATATTAAGAAGACACTAGAAGAGTTTCAGCCTAAGAAAGCTTATGATCAGGTTCTAGCCCTTGGCAGCCTTAACTTTGGCACTGATGAAAAGCATATCAGAGCTATGTTTGAGAAAATTGTCGACATGACAAAACCAGGTGGTTATATCTATTTTAGATTTAATCCTGGTATTGATCATAAGCCTATCCCAAAAGATAAAACAAGCTTTATGTTTATCGATTGGTTTCCATGGACACAAGATCTTATATTTGAGCTTATACAAAAATATGATTTAGAATTGATTAGATTTGCTATAGAAGAAAATCAGCAGGGCGATGAAAGATATTTTATGATAGTTCAGAGAAATTCATATGAAATTTGATAAAAAACCATATGATCAATGGAAAACTTTAAAGACTAAAGAACCAGTATCATATAAAGATTACAATAGTTTATTTGAATTTTGCAAAGCTACATCTCTTTATCACTTTGATGATCAAAGAGATGACACAAATTGTATTCCACCGACTAATATTCCTATATGCAACTTTGTCGGTGATTGGGATAAAGATGTTAAGGAGCTCATGAATCAAACCGAGCCTGCGACATTTGATTATAGGGCCAATCCAAGAAGAGACAATAATAATAATATGGAGTATAATGACTTTAAGAAGTGGGGTTATAATGTTGATGGTGGCGATAATCAATATGTAGTTTTAAACAGATCTAAACATTTAGATTTACCTGATTCTCTATATAAGATAATTGAATTGTTTAAGTTTAAACATCCAGCAGGAAGAAGGGGTGGACCAAATATTAAGTTTGATGTTCAACTTCCTGGACAAATGTTTTATTGGCACTTAGATAATTTTGGTGGATTGTTAAGAGATCAAAGAGATGACTATAACAAATTTGCTGAATGTGATTATGATCAAAGAAAACTTATGAGAGTTATAGTATTCTTAGACGATCAAAAACAAGGTCAAGTATGGAAGCAAGGTAATGAATTTTTAACATGGAAAAAAGGTGATTGTATGACATGGCCGTGGAGAGATATTCCACATGGTACTTGCAAT